GTCGCCTTGTGGCTAAAAAAACGACCTCCTTTAGCGCTGTTGCACGATTTACACATACTTTGTAAGTTTGATGGACTCCACATATCACCGCCCTTAACCCTAGGTATGATGTGGTCTACAGTGTGAGCGGGCCTATGGCACACCGAGCATTGCCAGCCATCTCTATCTAATATCTGTATTCGTAGCTTCTTCCACTTGCCACCATGTATTGCACGATCACTCATCGTCTTAGATGATCTTCATTGATGTGTGTCTTTAATCTATGACAATTAGCACATAGCGTTTGTAGGTTATCTATATCATTATTATGTCTATTCCCATCTATATGATCCACATCTAACTGCACTGGATGTAGTGCTACAAAGCCACATGATTCACACATTAGCTTCTTATGCTTTCTATATCCACCACATCTACACTTCCAACACCGCTTGTCCCACATTTGTTTACCAGTAATACTTCTGCCCTTAGATCTTACTAATTGGCCACAATCACAATAACCCCTTATTGCGTGATAACCCATTAGTGCCATCCTTTAATTTTGAAATGATTTAATGCTTTACACATAGAGCCATACCTATGCTTAATGTACTTAATACCCCAGTCTATCTGCTTAACACCATTAACAGTTGCAAGATACTTAGATCTACCTTGTGGAATACCCACGTGTGAACCATTACGAGCCTTAGGATCCCACCTACTATTTTCTTTAGAATATAGATCTATTAGGCAATAAGCTTCTTCAAAGTCATTTAATTGTATGAGTATGTACTGCTTGTAATGAATAGGTTTGTAATTATCAGCTGCAACGGAATTAGTCTTTACAAAGCAAAGATTAACTATGAATAGAGCGATCCCAACTAGCCAGCACCTTGCGAGCTTTCCCTGTCGGGCTCGCCTTGTGGCTTTGTGAGCCACTGCTTCACTAGAGCCTAGCATGCCGTGTCAAATCCATTGACAAAACCGCAGGTCACACAGCGTGTCGTCATATTGAAGTCCATCCTATGTAATCAGCACCTGGATTATTAGCCAACCATTCTTGGCGTAATTGATTTTGTTTAGCCCAATCTTCAGCTGTGGCTTCAGGCATTCTTGCCCCATCCGCCACCCTTAAATATAAGCCCAGGTGCTGAGTAAATTCTGCTCATTGATAAATCACATTTAGGACAATTCATAGGGCCAATATCATCATCATAAGATTTATGTACTGATCCATAGGTGCCGCATTCATTACAGCTGTATTCATACGTTGGCATTACTTTGCTCCAATCAGTTGGCAAGTGTGGCAGACCACGGCTTCAAACTTCCAACCACCACACTTATCACATCTGCATATCTCTGAGTCAGGTATATGCAAAGCCTCTACCACATTCTTAACACCTACGCAACCACAATCCATACACTGATAAGCCTTAAATCCCTCTGGCGTATCTATTTCATTTAGCCATAAGAATTCGGTATCACGCTTGCAGCCGTTACATCGAAATTGTGGGTGCATTATGGTAATATCCTTATTGCCTACAGTGACACTGAGTGCAAACCAAGAAATTACCAGAATGTATTAACCTGTCATCATTACAGGCTACACATAGGTCAATCGATGGCGTGAGGGTTCGCTTATCATCTTCTAAACGTAGAGTGAACCCATCACGTATAATTTCAACATATCCCATTTACTCACCTCCCTCACTATCGCTCGGGAAGAACCAAGATCCAGCAGCTGTGAGTTTTGCCCATTTAGCTTCACATTGGTCAGGCTTAGCAGCACTGCATACATAACCGTGGTAAATCTTGCCAGTTTTTGCTATGCCTTCTTTCAGTATCATCACGCCGTGTTTACATTCTTGTGGTTTAGGATTAACTGGCATCGCTTCTATTGCATCACCAACACTCCATACAGTTGGCTGACCTTTTGCATCTTCTGCAAACGCTTCACGCAAAACATTCTCTACAGCTCTTGCTCTAGATCCTGGTGGTGAATAAGTTGCAACTCTTTCCATCTCAGTTCGGCTAGGTCTTGCACCTTTTTTTGAATAGATGTAGTTAGCCAAAGCACGCCCGATTGCGCTACTTTCTGCAAGTTCACAAGCAAACTTATTAAAGCTGCTACCAGTACGGATCTCCGATGCCCAACCAGTCGCAACTGGAACCGCATCAGCTGTAGTTCTGTATAAGCGAGCCACAAACACAAACTCATCTGGATTAGCATTTGGCCGATTAACAAGTTCTGTTTGAATAGATCCGTCTTCATTCTCTTTCCACCACTTCTCTAATCTTTCTTCTACTGTTTCATATTGACTCAAATCAAATGCCATTAGTCATCCCCCCACGTGAAATTGATGTCGGCTTCTGCATCAAGGACTGTCTGGTATATCGAAATGTAAGCAAGTGCATCGATGATCGAGTCACTGTGACCTGGAGACTCAGTAAGCCGAGAAACCTTGACGAGCGCCATACATAATGCGACTTGACTAGGCGTAACTGGATGGTCGAGGTATGCCGACCACAACTCACTGATCCTTTTATGGTTTGTGTAAGGGTGACCATAGACCGATCCCCTTGTATGCACCAAATCGACAACATCTGCCAGCAGTTTCTCAGTTTTTGTCATAGTCAAATACCTCATCGGTTTTGATCTTGTTTTGTGTCATACGTCTGTGCATATCAAAGCCATCTTTACGGCCTCGCCAGTAATGTGTTTGTTTCATATCATCTATACGCATTAGCACCAGCCAATACGCCATACTTAAACCAATAAATAAATAAACTGCGATTTCCATAGTCATTTGTAGCCCAATCTATGACCACATACTTTGTGGCACAGGCATAGTGTTGCACCTGTGTATGACTTTGTGGATTATTTAGGGCTGTTTTATTATAACGATTAGATAACGTTAATATCTTCGAGGTCATCGATATGGTCATCGATAGTGCGCTCGGCGTACTCTGTATTAAGCCCCATAGTGTCTGCCTAATGCTGTAAATGAGCCATCCTTAGGATCGACTGGGACTAGCGTGGGTGTTAGCCCCTTTTTTGATGTTTCTAGTATAGCAAAGCCATTCTGCCAATTTGCGCTGTTATAGCGGATATAAGACATTTTTTTCATATTGCATAGGTTTCCACTTTCTATACCTGTAAGGGCCCTGTAATGGCTTCCTATGGCTTCTGTGAACGTGCTAGCGCCCATCCTGTGGCTATGCCCCACAACGCAACTTTTGCCCCATTTTTTGGCTAGGTTTAGCGCCGTAATTCCAGCGTGCTGGCTCATACTTCCCTCGTCGCCGTGGGCTAGTACCCATCCTGGGTGAAACTCATAAGCTGATTTGTGATAGGTCATACCCATCTCGGCAAAGCCCATAAATCGTGGGTATTGCAACTCTGGCAAACTGATTAAGCCAGGTACTTTTAATAAAGTGTTATATAAGCGATCAGAATGATTACTGCGGACAATATGACACTCTGAACTGTATTCGGATAAGTCCCATAAAATCTCTTTACATAACTCACGATCAGCGTGAATGGTTTGCTCATAAGCCAAAGGTGTCCCATCACTGAAACGGCTAATGGTCTGAAAATCCATTTCATCACCGACCACCAGTACAGCATCAAACTTCTCACGCTTTACCAGTTTCTTCATATTGATAATTGCAGAGTCCAATTGATAAGGAACCTGCAAGTCTGAGACGACTAACCAACGCTTAATCTTCACCTTCTTCGAAATCGTCAAGTGGATTCTTAATAGGATCTTTGGTATCTACGATCCAGTCTGGATAACTTGACCTATCCATCGCAAAGGCTAAAGCTGTGCCCTCATCCATTCCAGACTTACGGCACGCCATATAAACCTCGTTAGCTGCTATTGCCCAGAAATCCAGTTTAGTAAGTACAGGCTCTTTAGTAGTCCTGCGCTTACGTACTGGCTTTTTCTTTGATTTGCGTTTCGTAGCCATAATTAAATTATCGCTTACTGATTAAAATAAAGAGATCATCGACACGCTGTTCGAGTCTTGTTATCTGATCCTTCATACTAGATCCACCATTAGGGCGCAATTCATTAAGCCAGCCTCTAACTAAAAAACGTAATCCTATTAGCACGCCTGATAGCACGCTTATAACGCCAGCGCCAAAGCCAGCCCACTCTCCAGGACTCATTTGTCATTGATACCGATTACATCGGATTTATCTAAAGCCCTAATTGCTGGGCCTGCAAAGGCTGCTAAAACTACAGCTACAGCAGGATCTAAACCAAGTTCATTACTTGCTAAGAATGTTAAAAATGACACCAATACGCCACGTGCGTATGATTTTAGTACAGCATTCTGCTTCTTGCTTATCTTCATATTTTGCCCCCTAGTAGTGGTATATCAAATGGCCTGCTGTCTTTGTCGCCTAACTTTGTAAAGCTAATATGTATGTGTCGCTTGTGTGGATTTACACCACGATACTTACGCCACTTCCAGTTTAATATCTTGCTAGCGATGTGTCCGTTATGGATGACGTAAGATAAACGTTTATCGGTTTTGCCAGCGACTCTGATCTGGTCAGCCACATAAGCACTGATCCCTTCGGATGAACCCAAGCGAGAATCAACATCAATTGCTCTGACCCATCCATTCTCGTCTGGACAATGATCCGATTTTCTGGCGGCGTGACGGCTATCGCCCACCCACCCATCACTGGCAGTACGCCTATCTGGAAACCAGGTATCAACTTGATCTCTCAACTGCACGCCAGCTGCGCATAATTTAGGCTTCAATTTCAATCCAACTTAATGTTGATTCATCCCAATACCAACCTTTTTCTGCTGGTTGCGGTGTCGGTGGTTGCCAATCAAAATTATCATCTAATGACCAAGATGGAAAAGGTTGCGGTGCAATAAATACATCATTAATTGGATCATAAGAATAACCAATACCTGCATATTGTTTGCGGATTTTATTATTGTAGCTAGTACGCTTGACTGTATATGGCGTGCCTTGCGCATAATAAGTTTCAGTGTCTAAGCCATCAATTAGTTCAGATTCATCTTTACCGACTACAACTGTAACTACTATGTTATTTTCATCTAAATATGAGTAATGCGCCATTATGCCCAACTTACTGTGTCTGAAACACCTGCGGCTGTAATTGTTGAAATCTTAAATGCACCGCTAGTAACAGTTGATTGTGTAACTCCACCACTAAAAGTTGCTGTGACTGTATTAGGGTATTTCAAAATAATTATTCCTGATCCACCTGTTCTACCTGTTGAATAGAAATTGCCACCTGCGCCACCGCCCGTATTGGCTGTGCCAGCTGAACCAGCGTTTGATGCTCCCTCACCTTTTCCACCGCCACCAAGTCCACCTAATCTAAAATTATTATTACCTTCTGATATTCCACCACCACCGCCAGCATAATATGTTGCTGTTCCTGAAATTGATGTTTGAACGCCAATACCACCATTACCGCCAACAGAGTTAGCAGCATTTTCAGCGACAACTCCTGCTGCCCCTGCCGCCCCTGCGCCACCACCACCACCACCGCCCCAATAACTTGGAGTTAATCCACCGCTTCGTGATGTATCGCCACCTTTGAAACCTTGATTTGCAGTGCCTTGTCCACCAACGCCGTCAACATTTGTTGAGCCACCTGTTTGACCCATTCCACCGCCTGAGCCACCTGTTCCTGCTGTGTAAATTAAACTGCCATCATTGTATCCAGAACGACCACCGCCAGTTGATGTGATTGTTGCAAAAACAGAGTTACCACCTGCGCCTGGAGGTGTTGGTTGTCCAGCACCAGCAGTACCTCCAGCACCTATAGTTAAAGTGTAATTAGTGCTGTAATTTAAGTTTAATGCAGTTTCTACAGTTCCACCACCGCCAGTTGCATCAACTGTACAACGCAAACCACCTGCGCCACCACCAGCAATCATTGATCCACCGCCACCAGCAACAACTAAATAATTAATTGTTAATGGTGGGACTGTGGGTGCTAAAGTGGCTGATAATATATTTAACATTTATGAAATAGCCCCAACAATATACCAAGCATTAGCAGCTGTTTTGATACAAGCTGCTGATTTGTATTGTGCAAGGGTTGGTTGGGCTGCAACAGCGCCAGCACTTAGTACTGTAGTAGTACCAGATGTAACTGCTTTAATAGTTACTGCGTTTGTTGCGATGTTTAATACTGTAATAACTGTGCCTATTGGAAAGTTGTAGGTTGCATCTGTTGGAATTAAAAATTCAGCAGCTGATGATTTATTCATCGGAATTAACTGCTGATACTCATCACCGCTACCTACTGTGTAATCTGCTGTCTTAGCAGTTTGTACTGTGAATGCTGGTAATCCATTCCACATTGTGCTGGTGACTACATCACCTGTATTGCCTGGCCAGGTTGGCATAATTTCTCCTTAGTAAGATAAGACGTTTTGGTCTAAGACACCATAATCTATGTTGCCTATTATAAACCCATCTATGACAGGTTCTAGCGTTGTAAACACCACTTTGAAGCTATTAGGTGTGATGGTGTTGGCTACGCCAAATATCTGCAAGGTTTTCTCCAGCTTAGACCCACCAGGCTGGGTAGTGATTACTGTGATCGGATCAAAGAAATCTAGGTTAAGCGCTGCAACTATGCCTGTATTGTAATTAGGAGTGTATAGGTCTAACTCGATGGCATCGCATCGGATGGTGGTCTCAGCCCTGCTAGCCACATAAGCCCTGGCATAATCTAGGGCTACGGCATCGGTCTGCATTAGCAAATCTTGCAGGTTATAACTATGGATAAAGTACTTGTCAATAGATGGCTGGTTTATGGCTGTCTGTGGTGAGCCACCTGATCTGCTGATCTGCGCTGAATTAAATATAAGGGTGTCATCTAGTTTCCATACTGCATTGGCGTATGTAATGCCTGTGCCATCATCTGCAAATAGGGTAGGGGTCGCACCTATTGATGCAGTAGCGGTAAGGCGATCCTTGAATACAAACTCTCCATTAGCATCAACATAGACAGCGCCATACTCTGAATCGGCAACAGTCTGCATAGCACCCAAAGATGTGCGTGCTGTCCCAGGGTCAGCCTGTAAAGTAGTTTGACCTGCATCTATTAAACGCATTGATGCTGGCCAGTCGATCTCATCTAATATCTGGTTAATACGTGTGCCTGATAAGTCGCCAGCGGTAGCGCCTGTGACTGTGCTGATCTGTGCGTTTTGGGCAAGTCTCATAGCATCTACAGCTGTAATTGTTGTATAGGCAACCTCTGTGGCATCTTTAGGTTGTTGATTGACATAGGATGTAATAAAGCCTGAGAATATAGGATAGGTAGTGCCACTATATGTAGCGGTTATTTGGACTTTCTTCATAGGCGTAAGTAATCCATAATAAGGCCCAGTTGGGTTAGTCGGGTTAAAATCGCCATTCTGATCTACGATACGTAAAGTTAAATTACCCGTAATGAATTTATCAGCTGTAGGGTTACGGCCAATTTTAGTTTGCACAAAATTAACTCGATCAGATACATCAACGATTACGGCAACACCATCTGCCAATACGTTTGTGCCTAATATACCAATATCTAATTGCATAGCCTGAGCTGTGCTAGGCCCAGTGCTAAAGTTGATTACTGCATTGATAATCGGCACAGTCATTATTGAATAAACCCTGCTGGTGCTAGATCTCCATTTTGCTTATAGATCTTTAATAATAGATCTTGAATAGTTGTCTCAAATTCTTGCAGTGAGGTTAGGCTGCCCTCTACGTTGACGTTAATTACAGGAGCTGCTGCGGCCATATCTCTAGCACGATTTACTATGTCGCTTGGTGGTAGTTTGCCATAAAATTCATCTGGGCTTGGTATTTCGTTTCCAATTTTAACAGTAGTGCGAGCCTTCTCTAATAACCCTGGCAATTTACTGCTTACAGATTCTAGAGTCTGTTCAATACTTCTTTGGACTATGGCAGTATCTGCTGGGTTAGGCGCTGTTAAAGGCGTGCCTGCTGCTAATTGTCTAGTTTGCAGAGCTGCTAGATCGTTTTGATATTTCATTATGTCGGCTTTACTAGAACTCAAAGATAATACTGCGCCATTAAAAGCAGAGGCTAAATCAGTAGCAGATTTGGCTGCGGTTAATTCAGCGTTGTATTTCTTAGCCAAAGCCTCGTTATTATCCAGAATGGCTAACTTAGCCTGTATGCGTAGTTTAGTCTCAGCATCTGTCGCCTCGCCTAGCGCCTTCATTAAGGCTATGCGCTCAACGTTAAACTTTTCTTCTAGTTTATCTACCTCAGACTTAGCCTTCATCTTGTTAATCTCGTCTTGGCGTAGTTTGTTAGAAGTCTTTAACCTAGTAATTTCTTTAACACGCTCTATATCTTTAGTCGCACTAGCGCCTAATGAATAAGTAAAATTAGAAGTAGGCTTGTTTCTTTGTGCTGCTCCTATTTCTGCAAAGCCTGCAAGGTAAGCACCTAATACTGGAATGTTTTTAACATCAAATAAAAATGTGCCGACTTTTCCATCGCCCATTTCTTTTAACTTAGAGATCAAAACTCCAACACCTACAATGGCATCTGCTGTGCTTTGTGCAAAATTTTTCATAGAGTCAGTAGCGGTTGTAATGCCTGTGTCTTTACCAATTAAAGATATGGCATCTAGTAAGCCCTTGCCGATTGTCTCTCTAGCATCCTCGGCTGCGACAGTAAGCAGATCCATCTTGCCAGCATAAGTAGTTAATCTAGCTTGTGCTTGACCAGAAAACTTATTGTTAAGTTCACCTAAAATCTTATCCATATCGCCAGTCTTTAGCGTGGCTTTACTTATGCCTGCGCCTAGTCTGCTAAGCCCTGCTGTGTTGCCTGAGAATCCACGTGTTAAGGCTGCGCTTACCTCTGTTAAAGATCGACCTGTAGCAGCGCTTACATTTAATGCAGTGTTTAATGCTTCTTGGCTTTTAGTGATAGATCCTGTGACAGTTAGTAATTGCTGGAATGCTGGGCGTAATTGGTCATCTAGTACGCCAGTTACCTTCTGTAAGTTGGCTATGTAGTATTCAACAGACGGAATTGCAAAGGCGTTGCCTGTGTTACGTAATTGTATTTCTAAAGATTTGGCGGCCTTCTCATCTTCCATAAATGCAGTAACGGCCCTTTTACTAAATGCTAGTAATTTTTGAGCTGCAAATACGCTAGCAAAAGTCTTGCCTAATTTATTGACTGTTTGTTCAAAGGCTGTTAATTCTTTTTTGCCTTTTCTTAATCCTTTATTATCAAAGGTGCTAACTGCACTTACAATTAAATTGGCCACTATGCTGTCCTACGTAATTGAGTTTTATTTTTGAAGTCTGTGGCAACTGTATTTATGGCCTTGACTACAGCTGGTATAACCTTATTAGATTCTTCAAACCAGGCTCTATAAATCAAGCGACCTCGCTGTTTGCCTTCGCCCTTCATTTGGCTAATCGATTCAGCAGATTCTATAAATTGAATACCAGCATTGGGGTTAAGGCTTTCGGAGTTAGGAGCGCCCCTGCGGTTTTTGCGCCCAGCAGTTTCAAATATAGCGCCAGGTGCAGATATGTTGGCCACATAAAATGCAGCAGCAAACCCACTACGATTGCGCCGATTTGTGCCAGCATTGTATTTTATTAAACTTTTTGCTAGTGAATAGTCATAAGCTGGGAATGCCCGATAGTTAATAGTCTCACTAGATGATGTGCCTTTGCCCCATCCGCTTAATACTTCACTTTGTTGTGGTAAATAACCACGTGCAGCATCTCGGACAATAAGCATCGCTGTTTTAATATCTTTAGCCATCTGCTTATTAAGCTCTGGCTCTACTTCACGCATAGCCTTTTGGAGTTGCTTAACGCCGTTTACCACGACTGGCATTTCGGATCTCCTTAGCTCTGTCGGTTAGGACTTGTATGATTGCGGCATACATTTCGCTATCCATATCAATAAACTCTCTAGGCGGTATCCCTGTCTCTACGCTCAGTTGTGCGATGCTGTAAAGTATTGAATCCCGCTGTATTATTTTTTTTCTTCGTCTAACACCTCAACAGTATCTAAACTGTCTATAAACTCAACGCCCCATAAAGGTATTTGAGCGCCAGCCCTGCGTAAGCATTCGTAAGCAAGCCAAAAAATTTCTGTTTGCCTTTCGTGCTCACGCAAGACCTTGCTAATTCCTGAGCCGTACTTTAACTCGAAAGCGTACTCGACACCTGGTGTTATCTTGTGCTCTGATACTTCACCATTAGCCCTTGTTATCTTTAGCTTTGCCATTGTTACTCCTTAGTTAGAATGCCACCGATGGGGACACTGTTATTGCGGAGTTTACTGTAAAGGACAGACTTGATGTTGCAACTTCAGCCACGCCGCCTTGACCGATTGGAGTCAAGTTATTTACCAAAATTGAGAATTGGTAAGTAGGGTTTGTAGCTGATACGGCAGTGCCCTTAACAGTGATTACTGATACTGCTAGGGTCTTGCCAAATGCTGCGCTTAATGTTTCGTTTACCTGACCAGCTGCCCAGTCATTGATAAAGTCGATTGTAAATGTGCCTGATTGTAGGCCAGCAACAAACTTATGAGCTGTATCGCCCATAGCGGTTACTTCTAACTCATCTACGATCTGATTAATTACAGCATTAGTTACATAAGCGCTAATGTCGATTGAAGGTACAGTTGGTGCAGCATTAGTAGCCAACTTAACACCAACGTTATTATTTAAGTATATTGCCATTGTTATTCCTCGTCTTTCTTAGTTTGTGCAGTTGGTTTTGGTGCGTCTTTAATTTGGCCTGTCTTTTTCAAGAAGGCTAAGTCTTCTTCGTGTGTACTCATTTTAACTCCAGCTCGTTAGGATTGATACAGTTATTTCTGACGTTAATAAATCTCCACTAGCTGCATTGGTTATAGCTGGAGCGGAGACACTTGATATATTGTAAACCAGGGTAGATGCCGCTAGTTTGGTTACTACTGCCACAATAAAATCTTCCATACCTTTTAGGTTGCCTTGATTGTCAAATGCAGGTGTGGTCATTAAAATCTTAAAATTAGCCAAGGGTGCAATAGATGTCTGGCTGTTATTGTTAGGCGTAATGTAAGGATCGCCAGGAGTAACCACAACGCTGTTTGCGAGCAAAGTTGCAGGTGGAAAACTAAAGGTACTCCATACTCCATTGTTTGTTAAAGCTGTGGCTAGCGTGCCACGTAGTGTGGTTATCGCTGCCATTAGCCCACCAGTGATGCAGGTGCTGAATAAGGCTGGATGAGGCCTCGTACACGATTTATAAGCTGATAGCCCATCCGATAAGGGCTTGCGCTGACCCCATCCATACCTACCCCACCAGTTTGGCTAACTTGTCTGGCTTGCCAGATGTCCACGGCGAGAATCATCGCCGCTTCTCTGATTGCGGGGATCACAGCATAATCATCTTCTTTTTTATCTGGGCCTACAGCTTTGCCATAGGGCAGAATTCTGTGGAATGGATCGTTAGCGTGTACTTTAGCAAATTGGATAAATGAATAGCCGTTTGGCCAAGAATAGTTATAAAAGAAATTATAAAATGTATTTTGTATTGATACTGGGATATTTGATCCAGGTATTGTGCCAGTAATTACGTGCTGGCCACCATAGATGCTGCCGCATCCTTCTACAGCTATGGTTTGTCCTTTTACAAATATGCCAGGGTTTGCTAATACTAAAGTGGCTACGTTGTCTTGTAATCCTGCTGCTACAACAGGTGCATCGTTAAACCATAGATATTGATTGAGAAGGTCCTGAGCCGATTGACAGACTTCTTCCACAACGGCGTCAGTATAGAGAGTGCCAATACCAAGATTGGTGCGTAACTCGGCTTTGGTTACATAAGTGGCTGCCATTGTGTCCTCTCTTAAAAAACTCCCCCAGGGCTAGGGCTACTAAACCCCAGGGGATTACTTATTTGTTAATTACGCCTTTGCGAATTTGATAATTCCGTAAGGCATTTTGGCGATTGTTGCCATAAATCCGTAGATCGCAACTTGTACCTGTAGGTTAGATACAACGTTTACAGACATATAAGCCTGTGGTGAGCGATATACAGTAAATGCTTCTGGTGCAAGGATGATTGCTGAGTTATCATCAAATGTGGTTTCTGAGAAGTTCTTGTCTACGTATAGATCAAGTCCTAATACATTTCCACGAATCGATGTAGGGCGTACATCTCCAGCTGCGTTCATTGGTTGAATCGCATTGTAAATTGGTCGCTTTGTTGAATCAACTGCGCCCATCAAAGCTTGCCATTGTGCTGGGTTTCCGATGTAATTCTGTGCAAAGAATCCAGTGTTCTCATAAACTAATTTAGCAGCTTGTGAGGTGTAAGCAATAATTCCATCGCTGTCTGCGGTGGTTGCTGATGCGTTTGTACCAGCAGAAATTAAAGCAGCCACTACAGCTGTATCAATAGTTGTTAAATATGCATTTTGTAATTGTTGTGTTAACTCTGCATAAAAGTTAGGGTCTGAACGCTCTAACAACTCGACAGATAGTGTATTCATACCTGAGTACTTAGACACTGTACCTGTTAGGTAAGCGGTTTCCATACCTGTATTAGATACTGCACCTGCTTCTGCCTCTACAGTTACTGTAGGTGCTACGCCAGTGCCGCCACCTGCTGAAGTTACAAGTGATGGTACGTTAATAGTCATACCTGATGCTGGGAGTGTGCCTTGTGAACATGCATCGATAGCTGGTGTACCAAAACGTGTGTTTGTTACAAACTCAGTTAGGTATTGTGTTGGGTTAAATGCTGGGTTTGTTGAAAATGAATCATCTGCCGCAGCAATATAGAGTTTAGAATCTTCGCTACCTAGTGCAGCCTTGATCTTATGCTCTGTGTACTTCGCCATTGAGTTAATTGGTGAACGTACTGAAGTTTGGATAACTGGTGCTGTAATTGTTGGGCGAGCAGCTTCTACTGTAGGAGTAGCAGCCTCTGCCTTTGCTTCTTGTGGCGCTGTTGCTAAATCTTCCACAGGAGCCTCGCTTTCTGTTGTTTGGTTTGTGTCCTCTGCTTCGTTTT